ATGATGTTATCTTGACTTAGACTTTCCATAACCTCACAAAAACTTGGGTTTGTTTCTTTGTGGTATGATGAAATTGCAACGGTAGAAGACAATCTACTATAATCGTAGTGACTGCCGGTATATGATGCAGAAATTTCATAAACCAACTTGTCCAATTCCATAGTGGTGATTTTACCTTCTGTGGGAACAGATGTGATTACTTTGATGAATATTTCATCCGAATTAACGTTAAGTGACTTAGCAGCCTTTTTAATTCTGTTGTATATTTTGGTGGGGTTAAAGGCTACTTCTTCCCCACCTTTTTTAATAATTGTTAATGACATAGTTTATAATTTAAAAATCTTCATCAAATGTGATTGCCTCGTTAAGTTTCGCTTTTTGATACTCGATAGTTCTACTCTCAAAGAAATTACCTTTGGTTTCTACTGCGATTTGTTCCATAAATTTGAATGGTTGTTCTACGTTAAACTCTTTTTTACATCCGAATTTAAGTAAAAGTCCATCGACAACAAACTCCAAATATTGTTTCATTAGGTTTTGGTTCATACCAATTAATGAAACAGGTAATGATTCAGTGATAAATTCCTTCTCAATATCAAGTGCTGACAACAATATCTCTCTGATTCTATTTTCTGATATTTTGTTTTCAACGTGATTGTTAAATAAATGAATTGCGAAATCACAATGTAGGTTTTCGTCTTTGAAAATCAAAGCGTTTGCGTTACATAATCCTTGTAGGATACCTCTTGATTTCAACCAAAAGATTGAACAGAATGAACCTGAAAAGAAGATACCTTCAACCGCCGCGAAAGCAACTAATCTCTCCTGAAAAGATGCGTTTTCAATCCAATTAAGAGCCCAATTGGCTTTCTTTTGGACCGCAGGTAAGTGTTCGATTGCTGTGAAACACTCCATCTTTTCTTTGGGGTCATTAATATATGTATCAATTAATAGGGAATACATTAATGAGTGGATGTTTTCCATTGCGAGTTGGAACCCGTAGAAGAACTTCGCTTCAGGGTACTGAACTTCTCTGTAAAAGTTTTCCGCTAAGTTCTCATTAACGATACCATCGGACGCCGCAAAAAACGATAATATGTTTTTTACAAAATACTTTTCATTGTCTGATAATTTTTCCCAATCTCTAATATCACCGCTTAAATCGACCTCTTGTGCGGTCCAAAATGCAGATTGATGTTTTTCGTAGAAGTCCCATATATCGTTATGTTCGATAGGGAATATAACAAACCTATTAGGGTTCTCTTTTAATATTTTTTCCATAATTAATTAACTTGTTGTTTTTCTTTTCTTTTATCCATCAACTCTTTCATTCTCTGACGACGTTTCTCTTCTTGGTTTTCTTCGTGACCCAAGAATGTTGTGGATGATTCAACATCAATTTCTAACATTGCGTTATCAAATTTACAATTTTCAAAGACAACACCATCATCACCGATACGAGATTTTGTAATCGCAATTGTTGCCAGTTTCATTTCTTTCTGTGTAAGTGACTTCGCCACTGTAATAATAACGTGACCTACTTGTGCCTTTTTAATTGAACCTCCCATTTGGTCTGTGGTTACGACCTCTGATGAAATAGATGACCTATTTCCTTGTGTTGCGGTCCAACCTACCAAACTTAATTCGTGACACATCGCTTCAAATCCTCTCATTACCGAACCTTCACTTTTCCACTCATCTTGTAGTTGTCTGTCGGGTAAAACACAATCAATGTAGTCTAAAAGTACCATATCAATTTGTTGTCCGTCAGCAATTAACTTTCGAATCGTGTTTTTGATTTGACCCATAGTCAAAGTATCTGAAGCATATTTTTGTAAAATTAACTTATTGTTCATAGTACCTTCAACTTCTTTTACCTTTTTCAGAACTTCGTCTTTTTTGAGTGTTAAATCATCGGGGTGAATTCCTGTCCATAACACAATGTGCTTTCTTTGGATAATCTTTGGGTTGTCCTCAAAGAATATCTGTAGTACGTTGTGTCCTAAATTAAATGCGTGATTTGCAACTTTAGTTAGTAAAGTGGATTTACCCACACCTGTTGGTGCTAAGATAACACCAATTTCTCCTTTTGCCAAACCACCTTTTAATAATCTGTCAATCCCAGGAATCCCCATAGGTATCGGATGTCTGTAATCCTCGTTCAAAACTTCATCCAAGTTTGAGAATACATCCATAAGGGATGTCTCTCTTTCACCTACTTGTAATGCGGTTTTAAATAATTCTTCGATTGTGTCGTAACTTTCAAACTCCCCTCCATCGATGATTTTTTGAGCCTTACCCATGGCCTTTGAAACTTCTTGTTGTTTACAAAATTTCAAAGCCTTTTCTTGTACGAACTGTGGTCCATCGATATTAATATCCTTGATTTTTTTCACAGTATCGAGTACAACTTTCGCCACCATTTCTTGAGGTAGTTCGCTCCTTGTAATCTGATTTAGAGTTTCAAAAGATGGTGTAACTTCGTATTTCTTATAATACTCCTTAACCATTTGTAATATGATTTTGAAGTATTTGTTCTCGAAATAAGTGGGTTCAATAACATCAACAATAGAGTGAGCGAAGTTCTTGTCTATAACAATCTGATTAAGTAATTGTAATTGAAATGATTGTCCTAAGTATTCAAAATTTTTCTCGTTCGCCATAATAAATCTCCTTGTTGTATTGATAAATATTACCCTTCTAAGTTATAATCCATGTATTCGTAAGTTAATTTTTTTTCCGAAAAAATCTCAGTCAGGGTGTTTAAAATCGACTTTAATTTTGGACGGAGGTCTACTGTGTACCTTACTTTTGGTGGGTAAATCTTCGCGTCGAGGTAACGATTATACAATATGGTATCTCCGTTTTTAATCATAAGTGAAAAACACTCGGGACCATTGGTGATTGATGTTTCCATAACCATTGGGTTCTCAAATATGTCGTACATATTGTCAAGCATGTAAGTGGCCGTTCTCACTCGTAAATCGGATTTAAACCCTTCAATGAATTCAGAAATGTAGTCGTGAAGTTCCATTGAGTTACGGGCTTTATGATTATAACCCCTCACATTAAAGAATCGTTGTACGATAATGTTACCATTAACTTTGAGTAAAAACTCCAACTTGGTTGAATCTTGTTCTTTCATAAATTATTTTTTTTCGTTTTTAAATTTCTTTTTTTCTTTTCTTGTTAGTTTCATTATTGGTCTTAGGAATTCTACCCAAGCATCGTCGGTTTTTGGTAGGTATTTGAATATCCCATCATCCATCATCATTTTGATTAGGTTCTTATATCCCCTACCATCGGGGTCCAAGGTTTCTTTATAATATTCTTCAACAATAGTTTTACCTTGTTCTGTAATAAGTGGTTCAGATAAATCAATTATCTTTTGGTTAATCACAAAAAATTCTTCTCCATATACACCATCTTTAGTTTTACCTGTTAGTAGATTTTTAAGTGCCGTGTTTTCTTTGTCCTCCTTTAGTAGGAGTTCCGCTTTTGATAAAATATCACCAAATGTAATGGGATTTTCAAGTATCTCGGGAAATAATTTAACCAAAGTTTTTTCTCCCATCAAACGAATACCATCGATGTTGTCTGACGTATCACCACAAATAATTTTGGTTGTTTTGATATTATAGTGGGGGAATTCTAAATCCTTATTTTTAATCATATCACCCATCTTATACGTTCGTTTTTGTTGTGGCGAATATATAGATACTTTTTCAGAAATAAGTTGTGTTAAATCCCTATCCGACGAAAATATTGTTTTTTGTTCGTCTTCCGATATATGACAATAATATGCAATTAAGTCATCTGCCTCATTATCATTCATCTCAACTTGACGAACAAACATCTCCTCAAGATATTGCTTAACACGTTGTTTTTGGTAATTAAATGAATTCTCTTTTAAAGGGTCGTTTTCAGGTCTTTGTCCTTTGTATTTGGGGTATAATAGTTTTCGTGCCGATGAGTTTGAGTCGCCGTCCCACATTACAACTACCTTATCAAAGTTTTGTTCTTCTATGAATCGTCTAAGAGTATTTAGAAAATGATAAATACCTCCAATATGTTCTCCTTTATGATAAAATTCTTTGACTCCGTAAAACCCAATTTTCAAAAGATTATTACCATCGACTAAAAGTGTTTTTGTCACTTTGTTTGTTTTTAATTGTTAGACAATATTTTGTTACTTTTTTTAAAATTTTCTTCAGCCCATAGTGGTTGAAGGTTTGTGTAGTGGCATAATTTATATAGTTCATCATCTGTTTTAGCAGATGATAATGGAATTATGTGGTCAATATGCCAAAGGTTTCTGTTATCCCAATTCATATTTATTTCAAACTTATTTTCCAAATAAACTTTTAAATCTTCAAATGAACAACCTAGATAATCAACGGTTTTATTTTTTTTATTTTTGAGATAATCCCGTAATCTGTTTCTTACCTTCTTACGAAGGTAAAATAATGGGTCATTTTTCCTTCTTTGTTTTTCGTATTGACTGTTATATTTAGGATTTTTTTTATGCCAATCTTTAATATAGTTAGGGTTTTTCTCTTTGTCCCTTTTATATTTTTCTTTAAGTTTTTCAACATTTTCACTGCGATAAATTTTAAACCTTTTTCTTTCACATTCTTTACAGGACGGGTATAATCCGCATGACCTACTTTTATCTTTACTAAATTCAGTAACAATTTTACTTTCTTTACACTTACTACAAACTTTGGTTTCCATTTTTGATATACTCTGTTAATAGTTTATTAACTAAGGAAGAAAGATTAATAGATTTGTTTTTGAATAATGGAGGTAAATGAGGGTCGATTGATACCGCAATTTTGACTTTTTTTTCCGCATCCATAATTTTCTTCCTTCCCATATTAATAAATATCTACAAAGTATTAAAAAGTATAATTAATATAACTTTTTTATTCATCAATTTCTGATTCGGATTCATCTATTAAGATTTCACCTGTTCCTGAAAGAATTGCGTTCCAATAGTTTGAATATTGTTTCTTATACTGTTCCAATGCTTCTTTAGTGTCACTAATATATCCTTGCGGTACCGCGATAATCTTACCATCTTTATAACCCAAACCATTTACGTGGTTTTTAATAATAGATACTTTGGTTCTGATAGCGTAAGATATTGTTCTTCCGTTTTTAGTTGCCGTAATGTGATTGATACCCGCCTTCTTTTGATTACCGAATAAGAATACCAATGCGGATGCCAACCAAAGTGCTTCTCCACCTTTTGCCTTAATCTCAGGTTGTCCAAAAGGATTATCAGGTAAGTCAACCCAAGGTTGGTTAACAACAACCATAGTGTTGTAATATGGATAATCTTCTTTCTTTGACTTTGAGATTCTTGAATGGATTCCCATCCCAATCTTATCCGCAAGTGCTGAAGCGTTATGCATCTTTCCACCTTTACCTTCGAATGTCATCTTACATGGAATAGAACCAACCGAATCCCATAGGAATAGTAAGTTGTAAGGGATGTCTCCTTTTTCTTGAGC